TCAATGTTCGCTTCCTGTTAACTGCCGGACAAGTGCAACCAGTTCGCTTACCTGATTTTCCAGAGTGCTGATCCGGGTGTCTGCTGTTGCCAGATTTTGACGTAGCGTTGTGTTTTCCTCTTCCAGCGCGGTAACGCGATCATCTGTTTCACGGGCGAACTGAACAAGTAAGCCCGTCACGGCGGCGTAGTCAACATTAAGATAGCGCGTTTCTTCGCGTAGCTCGTTGCCGTCAACGGTCGGACCTTGCAACTCTTCACCATAATGAGTAAACGATCCCACAGCTTCTGGTATCGCCTCCATTACTTCCTGTGCAATAACGCCAGCATAAGGCATCCCGTTTTCCCTGAGCGTGTAGGTGTATCCGTTCATTTTACGGATTGCTTTCGTCGCGTCGCTGATAACGAGAATATCGTCTTTAAGGTCGCGGTCTGATGACTGATTCAGCGTTGTGCAATTAATAGCGCCATTTACATCAAACAACTGGCCTGCTGACGTTTTTTGCGCATAAAACAGATACGCAGCAGACGTTCCAACCTCAAAAACGTTTTGACGAGTACTGGAACCCCACACCCTGACAGAAAACGGTAGTTCTGCATTACCTGAGTTCTGTAAAACAAAACGATTACCAGTCCCTGATTGCTTTGTAAGGGTTAAATCAACGGTTGAGTTAACCTCATTCCTGTTGATAGTGAGCGCCTGCGCTGTAGCACCGTTAACAGTGCCACTTAGTAGTTGAACCGCTCCATCATCGCCATTTAACAGCACTTGAGCGCTGCTTCTGTGGTTTTTCAGGAACAACATTTTGCCTGTGCTTTCTGATGTGCCTACCGACCACGCCGAATTGGTTCCAGTGCTATCAACACCACGAACGGTACAATTCATGCTGCCATAATCTGACGTACTTCCAAGCACATCAATCCGCCCGCCACCTAATTTTGATGGAGTCGTCGAGGTTAACGACCTGACGGTTACATCCTGATTCCATCCGGAAACAACAACCTGACTCCACGCTGTCCAGTTTCCATTAACAACAAAGCGAACGTATATACGTTTTGTGTCGCTGTTAATCAGCGTTTGCATGTTCGCATAATCTGAATCCCTAACCTTACGAGTCGATTCAACACGGAGCAAAAAGTTACCTGTTACGCCGTCAGGCTTGTTGGTGATATTTGCACCACCTGCAGAGGATGGACAAATATAGTATTTAACTGCCCCGGCATCTGACTTGATGATGGTCAGGTTGTTAAGATTAACCGTCTGGCCGTCAATGTTTTCCGGCTCGATGGCTCCTGCTATCCCGGCACTGAACGTAGCAACGGCTGAAAACGCTGTCGTACCTTTGAAAGCCAGTTGACCACCAATCGTTAATCCCTTGTCGAGTTTCGCTTGCGTGATCAATTTGCTGTTTTGTTTCTGATCAGGACTCTCACCAAAAGCCAGATCCCCATTAGTATCAATTCCAAGATACTTTGGGTTCACGTTGTCTAACTTAAACCCAATGGACACATTTTCAGAAGAACCAGAACGCGTTAAAACCAACGGCGTGTGCTGTGCTCCATAGATGCTGAGCGTAGTTGCCGATGAGTCAGTGTCGGTATTTGCAATCTCAATCGTTCTGCTTTTAATTTTATACGCTACTGTGAGATCACGGACTTCAACCCTCCCGTCGTGACGAACAACAAGATCCCCTCCTGATGTCCCCCCTGCTGTCTTTGCCCTGATGCGAACTTCGCCAAGCGAATCAGTGTTAGGACCAGCATAGATTATGCCGCGCTCTGTGTTATCGCCAGTATAAAACCGCAAAGCGGTGACTCCACTGTCTGCCCGCAGGAAGACTGACGGTGTACCTTTTTTGATTGTCAAGTCACCGGTCATTGTATCGCCGGTTTTTTTTACCTGCGCATCGTTCGTTACGTTGCCAAGTCCAACATCCGATTTCGACGGCTTGTTTGCCGAGCCGTATAGCTGATTAACTTTAAAAGTCCCGCCGTCAAGACCTCTATCATTTCCAGCGTATACCTTAACATTCCCGCTTGAGTAGTCGATATTGATCGCTGACCACGTATCGCCGCACCGCGAGAATATACCAGAACCGTGGCTATAAATGGTCGCCGTGCTTCCGGTCGGCTTATCACCGCGCCAGAAATGACCACCTTTGTCACGCAGAGCTTTTAAGATCTCTACATCGCTCATCTTGCCGGTTGTTGATATCCCGCTACCGCCAAGACCGAAAGCGCCTGTAAGCATAGCATTAGAAAGACCCAAATCTGCTTTAGTCGGCTTGTTTACCTGGTCGTAAATCCTTACAACGTTGCCTTCAACATATCCAGAAGGCGCGGCGGTTTGCTTAACAAATCCGTCTGGAATGTATAATTCCGTGCGTGCCGTCTGCGCCAGTACCGCAACCTTTGCGCCGTTGATAAATGCACGCTGGAAGGCCCAAACCTCAATAAAGCCATCACCTTTAACCAGGCCGTAACGCATCTGGTTGTCATCGGTCAGCCCGGTTGCCCCTAAGCGGCGTATACTCAGGTAACGGGATACATTATCCGCAGTAAGCGAAGAAGGCAGACCGCGCGCCGAGATCTCGATAAAGTCAATGTTTCCGTAAGGGGAGCCGTAGTTACCGGCATTAGTAACCATTAGCGTTACATGGCAATTGTTGCTTCCGGGATCGGAAAGTTTCGCGATCTTGATGTAAAAAGACTCATTACCAGTAACAACGGGCCAATCGTATTGCGTCATCGGGCTGACGAGTCCCCCGACCTTGTCGAGATATTCTTTCGCCTTGTTCTCTGACGCTTTAGCGTTGGTTTCGCTGACCTTTGCTGCTGCCTCACTATTTTTCGCGTTGGTTTCTGATTTTTTGGCTGCTGTCGCGGAGTTTGCCGATGCAGTTTGTGAGTCTGCTGCCGCCTGTGCGCTGTTATCCGCATTCGTCTCAGACGTTTTTGCGGCCTTCGCGGAATTTCCTGCCGCCGTTGCCGAGGAAGCTGCACTGCCGGCGCTCGAGGCTGCGCTCGTTTCTGATGATTTTGCCGCCACTTTTGAAGCCGACGCATCCCGGGCTGAGGTGGCAGCTTCTGACGCTTTCGTGGTCGCGGTGGATGCAGAAGTGGCCGCAGATTTTTGTGATGCTGCGGCATTCGTTTCTGACGTTTTCGCTGCACCTGCACTGGTGGCTGCCGCGCTTTTTGAAGACTCTGCGGCGGCAGCACTTTTTGATGCTTCAGTGGCCTTTGTTGATGCTGTTCCTGCGCTGGAAGACGCTGACTGAGCCGACGACGCGGCCTGTCCGGCTGACGTGCTGGCTGCACGTGCTGAGCCTGCAGCATCAGTCGCACGGGTTGCCGCCTCACGGGCTGATGTGCTGGCATCGCTGGCTGACTTCTTCGCGGCTGCCGTGTTCTGCGCCACTGCGGACGCGTTACGCGCCACCTCTTCCACCATCAGTTCAAAACGGCGCAGTGCCTCCGGACGGGCATCATCCTCCGTCATGGCACCGAGAAAATCATTCAGCGTACCGGGTTGAGAATCTTCATACACGGTGATGGTCCCGGCATGTGACGGCGGGAATCCTTCCACCAACAGAATAACGCTGTACTGACCGTACTCAACGTCCATGCTGTAACGCCCGGCTTCATCCGGATTTTCTGAGGCCAGCGTGTTCACCACCACCGTGGTGCTGTTACGTTTTGCTTTCAGCTGGATTGTGCAGTTCTGTACCGGTTTACCTGCACCGTCTTTCAGTACACCTGAAATCTTTACTGCCATATTCACCCCACAAAAAAGCCCGCCTGAACCGGCGGGCTGTCATAACACTGTGTTACCTGGCTAATCAGAACTTATAACCGACACCCACGATGAACCCGTCAGTGCGCCAGTTGCCACTGCCGGAGCCTTCATAAGCGACATCAACGGCCACGGATTCGGTCGGGTTAAACTGCACGCCAGCTCCCCACGCCAGAGAGGTGTTACTGTGGCGAGCGTCATCACTTCCGGTCAGCACGTCGTGCGTTTTTCCCTTGTTGTCAGTTACGCGGAGATAATCCCCGGAAAAAGTCGACACACGGCTGTAAGCCACGCCTGCCATCGCATACGCGCTGAACCATTCATTCACGCGTACAGACGGCCCCGCCATCACGCTGAACCAGCGGTTACGCACGGAATCTTCATGCCAGCGGGTATCGCTGTAACGGGTAAGCTGGCGATTCTTGTCTCCTGCATAGCTGAACGACGTCACCATCCCCAGTGTGTCCGTAAACTCATAACGGTATTTCACGTTAATCCCGTTCAGATCATCGCTGCCGGGAACGTTCGTCCGGGCATGAAGATACCCCGCGCTCAGCGTGGACTGATGTTCAGACGCCCATGCAGGCGCACCGGATACGGCCAGACAGATGGCTGCGGACAAAATTGCTGCACAAACTTTACGCATAATTACCTCTCGCTTTTCTGCAATAAAAAAGGCGTCATTTCTGACGCCCGTTCTGGGTTATAAAATTCAGCTGATACTGATACCTGCTGTGGATTTTTTCATCACCACAACCAGCAGATCGCTGATACTGGTTGTTGGTGTCCAGTTATTCGCTCCTGATGAAGATACGGTGAATGTCAGTGTCAGCGTCCCCTGTCCGGCAGGCATATCTATAACGGAGGAAAATACGCCCTGAGCATCCGTCGTGGACTGATTAAAAATCTCCTGACCATTGCGGGTCACTCTTAACCGGCAGGTTGAATACCAGTATGACTGTTGGTTATTACTGTTGAAATTCTCATGCTTACCACCGCGGAATAACACTGGCGGTATCATGACCTGCCGGTCAAATTTCTGATCATCACTGATTCTTACCGTGATGGTGCCACTGGCATAACTGTTCGTGCGGGGGAAAGACTTGCTGACCGTTTTGACAATATCGCCTTCAATCTGATTGGCTGACAGTTTCCCCTTAATCTGACAGTTCTCATTAATCGTGACGTTGTTGAGCGTCCCGGAGTTCGCATTCACACTGCCACTGATATCCGCATTTTTCGCCGTCAGTCGCCCGTCCGGTGTAAGGGAAAATGCAGGAGGATTACCGCCGCTGGTAATGGTGGGAGCCGTCAGATATTTCAGGAACACTTCGTTCATGAATATCTGATCACCCTGACCAACAAATATCGGTTTTGTGTTGCCATTTGCAGGATTAATCATCGCAATCCTGTCCGCCGCCAGCAGCACCTGACTCTGCATGCCGTCAGGGGTGTTCTCAATACCGGCACCAATACCCGCGATATAAAGGCGTCCGTCCTGCATCTGCTGCAGCTTCACAGCCCACATGCTGTTCAGGTTATTATTTGTATCAACCTGAACCTTCTGTATCTGCTGGATCGCTGCACTCTGGTCTTCCAGTTTCTTATTGACGGTCTGTGTGATTTCATTGCTGACATCCGTAATGGATGTCCTGATTTCAGCCAGGTCAGGCGCAAGCTGACCGTTATCAATCTGCGTCCACAGCTCCTGAGCCAGATGGGTTTTCCCTATCTCGCCTTTGAAAAAATCCAGATAGCCGGATGCATCATCACTCGGCTGACCAACAGCCTCCACGAATGCCGATTTGCCAACGGTGTTCACACTGCGAACGTAAAAATAATAATCATGGCCCGGCCTGATATTGATACTGGCGGCTATCCAGTACAGCGCCGTGCCAAGATAGCGCGCTGTGGTTTCAACCTGCCTGATATCGGTAATCCGCGTTTCCGAGAACCAGAACTCAAACTGTACCGTCGGATCATAAACCGCAAGATGCGGCGTGGCGGTTATCTGAAAATAGCCCGGTGTCAGCTCAATCCGAGACGGCGCTGCCGGTGCGGCAATCCGGAACGATACCGATGCCGGATCGCCCTGCTGTCCCCACGCATTTACCGCCCGGACAGTCAGCCTGTAGTTCCCCAGCGCCAGTTGCGTGAAGCGGTATGTGGTTTCCGTCGTCCTGGCCGTACTGACCAGCCGCTCACTGCCATCGTCCGCTGCCACGGTCAGGCGAAGCAGGAAGCTCACCCCCTTCACCACCTTCGGCGTGTCCCAGCGCGCCAGCACCTGATATTCCCCGCTGTCTGCGGTGACTTCGGCAGTCAGGTGCTGCACCGCGGGCGGCGTGACGCCATTCACCGTGCCGCTCAGGTCGCCGTCAAAGTGCGCCCCGTTATCCACGATGGCTTCTTTTTCGGGTACATGCTGCACGGCGGTGATGGCATACGTGCCGTCGTCGTTCTCACGGATACTCACACAGCGGAACAGGCGCTGGCGCAACGTCGGCAGCTTCAGCCCCCATATGCTGTATCCGGCAACGCCGTCAGGAACACGGCTCACTTTCACCTTCACACCGTCGGTGACGGACTGAACCTCCACGCTGACCGGATTGCCACTTCCGTCAACCAGGCTTATCAGCGTGGTACCGGAGGATGGCAGCGTGATTTCACGGTCGAGCGTCAGCGTCCGGGTCTGGCTGTTTACCGCCAGCACGCGACCACCGATGCTGATACCGGCATAGTCATCATCGCAGATTTCAATGACATCGCCCGGTACATGGCGAAGCCCTTCGGCACCCACGCTGAAGTCAACGGTCTGCGTCTCCAGCAGTTCCGTTTTAATCAGCCACAGCCCGGCGCGGTGTGCCTGCCCCCGGCTGGTACAGCCAAAGGCATCCATCTTCGTGACGTTACGACCGTAACGGGCAATGGCCTGCGTGTCCTCCACTAGCTCTGTCGCCGTCTCCCAGCCGTTATCCGGGTCAATCCAGTTCACCTCAACGGCATTATGGCGGTCCTTCAGGGCGCTGAAACTGTAGCGGAACGGCGCGCCATCATCCGACATCACCACATTACTGCGGTTATAGGTCCACACCTTATCCGACGGTCGGTCCTGCACGAACGTCAGCGTCTGCCCGTTCCATACCGGCATACAGCGCATCGCCGAGCAGAAATCACTGAGCACATCCCACGCCTTGCGCTGTGTGGTCAGGTACGCATTACAGGTGATGCGCGGCTCCGTGCCGCCAAAACCGTCCGGCACCGACTGATCGCAATGCTGGCCGATGACATACAGCGCCCATTTGTCCACATCCGCCGCACCAAGACGTTTCCCCATGCCGTAGCGCGGATGGGTCAGCATATCCCACAGACACCAGGCCATGTTGTTGCTGTATGCTGGCTTAAACGTTCCGTCCCAGATACCGCTGTATTGCCGCGTCTGCGGGTTATAGTTCGACGGCACCTGCAGAATGCGCCCGCGTAGATGATAATTACGGCTCACCTGCTGGCTGCCGAACTGCTCCGAATCCACCTGCACGCCGACCAGTGCCGTGTTCGGGTAGCACTGTTTCACATCGATGATTTCGGTGTATGACGACCAGAGCGTTTTGTTCTGCAGCTGGTCTGTGGTGCTGTCCGGCGTCATCCTGCGCATCCGGATATTAAACGGGCGCGGCGGCAGGTTATCCACCACCACCGAGGCCAGATACTGCGAGGTGGTTTTGCCCTTAATGGTGATGTCTTTTTCCGTCACCCAGCCACCATTACGCTGTATCTGAACCAGCAGGCGGACTTCCGATGGATTCCTGTCCCCCTTTGAGGTGGTTTCCACCAGTGCCTGCACGCCGAAAGTAAAGCGCAGACGGTCAATGTTTGCCGACGTGATGGTCCGGGTGATCGGCGTGTCATATTTCACTTCTGTACCGAGCACCGTCTCGGAGCCGGAGGATTCAAATCCCTCCGGCGGTGTCTGCTCCTGCTCACCGGCCCGGAACACCACCGTGACGCCGGATATATTGGTATTCCCCTCACTGTCCAGCACCGGCGTACTGTTCAGCAGCACGCTTTTTAATCCATCCACCGGACCTTCAACCGGCCCTTCGCTGATGGCATCGATCACACTCAGCAGCTGCGTGGACTTCAGGTTGTCCTTCGCTTCGCGCGGGGTATGCCCCTTACTGCTGCCTTTACCCATTCGTCATGCTCCATAAACGACAAAACCGCCCGCAGGCGGTTTCACATAAAACATTTTGCATCAGCGACCAATCACCACAACCTGACCACCATCCCCTTCGTCTGCCGTGCTGATCTCCTGAGAAACCACACGTGACCCCACGCGCATTTCCCCGTACAGAACAGGCAGAACATTGCCCTGGGCAACCATGTTATCCAGTGACGAGAAATACGTGTTCTGTTTGCCGTTATCTGTACTGGCTGCCGTGGGCGTCCTGGCTTTCGGTGCCAGCATCTGCGCCACACCGCCCAGGATCATACTGGCCCCTGCCGCATACATACCCGATACAGCCGCGGCCCCCAGCCAGCCCACAGGGTTCCACCATGCAACCGCAATCAGCGCCGCCCCCAGCACTGACTGAAAAATACCGCCACTTTTAGCACCCGCCAGACGCGGAACGATGTGGATCACGGCACCATTTGCCAGCGGCTCATTAAGACGGGCTGATAATTCGTTTTCGCCTGCATCACGCCCGGCAATGCGCACCTGATACCAGCCATCGCTCAGTTTCTGACGAAACGCCGGGATCTGCATGGCCAGCGCCCGGATGGCTTCGGCCCCCGTTTTCACACGAAGGTCGATGCGGCGGCCAAATCGTTGCAAATCCCCGTAAAGGCAGATACGTGCCATGCCCGGTGACGCCAGAGGGAGTGTGTGCGTCGCTGCCATTTGTCGGTATACCTCTCTCGTTTGCTCAGTTGTTCAGGAATATGGTGCAGCAGCTCGCCGTCGCCGCAGTAAATAGCGGCATGATTCGGCACCGATGAACCAAAACAGCACAGCAGCACATCGCCCGGCTGCGCCGCTGACAACGGCACCTGATACAGCCCCGTTGCCTCCATATTATCCAGATAGAGATTCTGACCGTGACGCCACCAGTCATCCTCACGATGAAAATCAGGCATCTCAATTCCCGCCAGATGGTAAGCATCCCGGAACAGCGTGTAACAGTCCGTCACCCCGTGCTCAAAGCGCCGCCCGGTAAGATGCGGCACACAGCGGAACTTGTGAATCGCCCCCCGGCAGACCAGCCACCACGGCAAATCACTCTGCACCTGCAGCCGCCGGTCAGCCTCACTCAGCCAGGGCAGACCACCGGGATGACTGTGGACCAGCGCCACAATCTCACCCTGCATTTGTGCACGCAACCAGTCCTCCGGCGACATCCGGAAATACTCCTCCGGCTCACCGGAGATATTCACGCAGGGGAAATATCTTTCCCCCTCCGGCGTTCTCACTACGAAGCCGCACGACTCCGCTGGCGCACATCGTCGGGCGTGCGCCAGAATCGCTGATTCTGTCTCTGTCATGGGATTTACTGCGAAAGTTTGTTAATGGAAAGGAAGCCGCCAAAGTTGCCGACATTATTGCGAAACTTACAGCCGCTCAGGCATTTGCTGCATTTATCCTTCGTGATATCGGACGTCGGCTGGTCATATTCATCCGCGACCGCCGGACCGTGATAACCGCACTCATCACCGCGATAGGTCCAGGTGCAGGTATTAGCCAGCATGATGCGCCCCGGAAAAACGGCACCATCCGTTTCCGTCGGCGTGGACAGTACAAAGGAGGCACTCACCGCGCTCAGTTCGCTGCACTGCTCGATGCGCCAGCGGCTGATCACCTCCTGCTCCGGATCGGCGTCACTGTTTCCGTTGACGAAGTTCACCGCATCCAGAAAACGGGCGTAAACCTTACGCCGGACCACCGTTCCGCCGACCAGACTCTGCAGATCTTCCGCCATCCCGGTGACCATACCGTACAGGTTAGAAACCGTCAGCGTGGGGCGCGTACTGGTGCCTTTGCCATTCAGTTCAAAACCACTCCCCTGAATGGGATACGGCTGATACTGTCGCCCCTGCCAGGTGACCGGCTCACCTTTTTCGTTCTGCTCATTACAGAAAAAATAACGTTCTCCACCGACCTCTGTCAGGTCGATTTCCCAGAGCACCACGCTGGCCGACTGCTCCGCACGGGTGCATTCATTCAGTGTTTCCTGCCGGATATCCTGCATCAGTTCACCACCTGTTCAAACTCTGCGCTGAACTCAACACGCAGCATACTGACCCGCGACGACCATTTTGCGCAGGTCACCTTTATCTGCCGCCACTCATAAGGCGGCGTCCACAGAAAGGCTTTCCAGCCCCCGTGCTCAGCCAGAAACGACTCAAGCGCCGTGGCCTCCCAACGGGGAACAGAAAGCGTCACGCTGTACGTTTTCAGGTCGGCATTCAGCCCGGCAGGCGCTCGCTGAGAATAGCCATCACCAAAGCGCACCTTTCTTACGGAAGGGGCCGAAGCCACATCCATACCGGGTTTCACTTTCCAGCGGAAGGTTTTCATCGTCCACCTCCGGAGAACAGACCACCATCGCGCATCTGCCCGGTCACAACATCCATTGCCGCCTTACGGGCTACGTCATAAACCGCCTTCAGCGCCTGTGGCCCTATCTGACCGTTCGTGCCGTCGTTGTTAATCACCACATGGTTATTCTGCTCAAACTTCCCGGACGCCTGCGAGCGGCTGTCCGCCATGCTGCCCGGTGTACCGACATAACCGCCGGTGGCATAGCCGCGCATCAGCCGGTAGAGATTCCCCACGCCAATCCGGCTGGTTGCCTCCTTAGTGAAGACAAATTCACCACGGTGAACAATCCCCGCTGGCTCATATTTGCCGCCGGTTCCCGTAAATCCTCCGGTCGCAAAATGGAATTTCGCCGCAGCTGCCTGAATGGCTGTACCGCCTGACGCTGATGCGCCGCCACCAACAGCCCCGCCAATGGCGCTGCCGATACTCCCGACAATCCCCACCATTGCCTGCTTAAGCAGAATTTCTGTCATCATGGACAGCACGGAGCGGGTGAAGCTGCGCCAGTTCTGTTCACTGCCGGTCAGCATCGCCGCCATATTCTGCGCAATACCATCAAAGGTCTGCGTGGCTGCACTTTTAACCTGCGACATACTGTCCGTGGCGCTCTCTTCCCACTCACTCCAGCCGGACCTGAGGCCTGCCATCCAGCTCCCGCGAAGCTGGTCTTCAGCCGCCCAGGTCTTTTTCTGCTCTGACATGACGTTATTCAGCGCCAGCGGATTATCGCCATACTGTTCCTTCAGGCGCTGTTCTGTGGCTTCCCGCGCTGCCTGCCGGTCAGTAAGCCCCCGGTTTTTCGCCTCAATGGCTGCCCGTTTTGCCCGTTGTTGCTGTGCGAACTTATCCGCCTGCTGCGCCAGCGCATTCAGGTGCTCCTGATACGTAACCTTGTCGCCAAGTGCAGCCAGCTGGCGTTTGTACTCCAGCGTCTCGTCTTTATGCGCCAGCAGGGATTTCTCCTGTGCGGACAGCTGGCGACGTTGTGCCGCCTCCTCCAGTACCGCGAACTGACTTTCTGCCTTCCACAAATCCCGGCGCTGCTGGCTGATTTTCTCATTCGCTCCGGCATGCTTCTCCAGCGTCCGGAGTTCTGTCTGAAGCATCAGCAGGGCAGCATGAGCACTGTCTTCCTGACGATCGCCCGCAGACACCTTCACGCCGGACTGTTTCGGCTTTTTCAGCGTCGCTTCATAATCCTTTTTCGCCGCCGCCATCAGCGTGTTGTAATCCGCCTGCAGGATTTTCCCGTCTTTCAGTGCCTTGTTCAGTTCTTCCTGACGGGCGGTATATTTCTCCAGCGGCGTCTGCAGCCGTTCGTAAGCCTTCTGCGCCTCTTCGGTATATTTCAGCCGTGACGCTTCGGTATCGCTCTGCTGCTGCGCATTTTTGTCCTGTTGAGTCTGCTGCTCAGCCTTCTTTCTCGCTGCTTCAAGCGCAAGACGGGCCTTTTCACGATCATCCCAGTAACGCGCCCGCGCTTCATCGTTAACAAAATAATCATCCTTGCGCAGATTCCAGATGTCGTCTGCTTTCTTAAACGCAGCCTCTGCCTTAATCAGCATCTCCTGCGCGGTATCAGGACGACCAATATCCAGCACCGCATCCCACATGGATTTGAATGCCCGCGCTGTCCTGTCTGCCCAGGTCTCCAGCGTGCCCATGTTCTCTTTCAGGCGGCGGGTCTGGTCATCAAACCCTTTCGTTGCGGCCTCGTTCGCCGCCTGCAATGCCCCGGCCTCATCGCCGGAACGCTGCAACTGAGCAACATACGCAATCTGCTCCGCCGTCACGTTATGGAACTGGCGTGCCATCGCTGTCAGCCCTGACGTCGGGTCTGTGGTCAGCTTCCCGAAGGCTTCAGCGACCTTGTCCACCTCCACGCCGGATGCAGAGGAGAAACGCGCCACACTCTGGCTGATGGACGCAATCTGAGCCTCACCGCTTACCCCCGCCTTAACCAGTGCGCTGAGTGACTCGCTGGTCTGGTCAAACGTCAGCCCTGCCGCCTGCCCGGCTCTGGACAGGACCAGCATGCGATCTGCCGTCAGCCCCGACTGATTGCCGGAAAGGACCAGCGTTTTGTTGAAATCGGACAGGGTTGAGTTGCCCTGATACCAGGCATACGCCAGCGCACCGGTCGCCACCGCCAGCGAGGTGGCCCCGACCATCGGCAGGGTGAGCGCACCGGCAAGCCCCCTGAACATGGGGATCATCCCGCCGAAGGAGTCCTTCACCTGACCACCCTGTTGCAGCAGGATCAGCCACGGACTTTGCCCGCCTGCAAGCTGCGTGGCCACGTCAGTGAACTGCGCAGGCAGCATACGCATGGCAGCTTTATACTGCCCGACGGAAATCCCCGCTTTCTGTGCAGCCAGTGCCTGTCGGCTCAGCGACTGTTCAACGACTGCCGCTGTTTTTTTCGCATCACTTTCCGTACCGGAAAAATGACGCCTGACTCTGGCCATCTGCTCGTCAAATCTGGCCGCATCCAGACTCAAATCAACGACCAGATCGCCTACCGGTTCAGCCATACCGGACTCCTCCTGCGATCCCTTCTGATACTGTCATCAGCATTACGTCATCCTCCGTCATGTCCGCCACATCCGGGGAAACGGGGATAACTTCATTCACATCCGGGCCAAAGCGGACGCCTCCGGCAAGCCCTGCCGCTTTCTGCATCAGCACATCATCTTCAGGCTCTTCGTCAGCCTCACGCCGGTTCAGCAGACTGAAATCCAGCGGATGCATATCCGGATCGCTGAAAAACAGGCTGAGCACGGTGTACGTCAGCCCGGAAAAGTGCATATCCAGCAGAACATCATGAAAATAATGGGTACTGTAAAAGCGGTGCCAGTCGGCATACTCCGTGGATGACATCCCGGCAAGCATGGCACGCCAGTCGGGTCGCCCCATCTCTCGCGCCAGTTTCAGGGCAAAACTCAGCTCACCATCGAACACTTTCCCGCAGAAACAGGCTCTGCAGGCCCGGCGTCCTCTGTCTGTTCAGGAGCATCATTCACCACAAACTCATACATACCGGACAGCCGGTACACCACGTTTTCAGCATGAGAAATTGCCTCCGTGGGCCAGGTGGTAAGCACTTCCTGCTCAATCTGTTTAACGGCTTCATTCATAGAAGGCAGCTTTGTCTTCTGCGGATGGTTATGCCACAGGGACATCGCCACCACAAAAGCGCCGGTTCTGATGGCGTCTTCCACAGTAAACTTCCGGTTGCTGTCTGACTCCGCCTGTTCTGCCTGTCGTTTCATCAGGGCGAGATGCTCAATACGCTGCAGGGCTGACAGTTCAGAAAGCGTGACGGTCACACCGTTATGTTCAAATGATTCGGTTTTCAGGAACATCGCTGACTCTCCGGATTAACTGGCGGTGACGTTGATTTCTGCAACCGCAGCAAGTTCACCATTACCGGATACGACCGGAATGTTGACCTTGCCTGCAGCAACACCTTTCACGGTGATGGTCATACCACTGACCGACACGGTGGCTTTTGTTTTATCCGCAGACACCGCACGGAAGCTCTTGTCGGTTGCGCCTTCCGGCTGGAATGCCACGGTCAGCGTGGTGCTCTGCCCTTTCACCACCGAGGTGCTGGCAGGCGTCACAGTCATGCCGGTTGTCGCCGTCACCGTGCTGCGATCTTCTGCCATCGACGGACGGCCCACGTTGGTGACTTTCACCGTGCGGGTGATCACTTCCTTCGCCGTCACCGCCTTACCGATACTGCTGACCCAGCCGCGGAACACATCGACCGTGCCGTTCGGGAAGCGGATTTTATAGGCTCGGGTATCCCCTTCATTAAACCACGCCAGCAGCGCCTGCTGCCCCTGCTCTCCGGGCATCCACGCCAGCGTGAAGCTGGTATCTCCGGCAGATTTCTGCCCCTGCCCGGTCGCAGTCCAGTCTGCATCTTCATCATCGAGATAGCTGTCGTCATAGGACTCAGCGGTCAGTTCGCCGGGCGTCAGGTCTTTAACTTTTGCCAGACGCGACCAGTCAACGTCTGAAAGCGGATTCGCATAAGGGTCACCGCTTCCCTTATAAACCCACAGGGTGGTCCCGGCACCTTTCACCGGCATTACAGGATTTGGTACAGGCATAGCGTCCTCACATTTCATAGGTAATGACATAAGTCAGATCGGCTGAACTCCACAGGCCCGCATCATCGTCGCGCCGGTAGTCATAGCCGCTGGCCACCATACTGGTGATCAAATCTGACAGTGCCGGGATATCACTCATCACCGGATAAATCCGGGACTCCATCCACGCATCCAGCTCTGAATCCGGCACCTGAGCAGGCAGGAAAACTTCAATATGCAGCTCCGCCTGCCATGTATCGCTGTCCAGCTCTTCGCCCGTGTATTCAGCGCCGGTGAGATAAACGGCAACTGCCGGAAAATCCGCCTCATCAAAAACAGCGGGGCGACCATCAAAAAACGTCGCCCCGGTGTCATGCTTCTCCAGTGCATCCAGTACGGCTGCACGGAGTTCAGTATGTTTCATCGCTTTATTACCATTCTCAGTTGATGCTGCAGCGCATAGCCCAGCTCTTTCGGAAGACGTTCACGCCGTATCCGTTCAATATTCTGTTTAAACGCCGTGGTCAGCGGCACCGCCATCGGGATTTTCACCACATCAATGGGGTAACGGTTTTTCCCGGCCACACGCTGCATGACATGCCACCGGCCATTTTTCAGTTGCTGAATAAACGCGCCGGGAATACGACGGTTTCCCACCACAAGCACGCTGCCGCCACCTTTCAGGGATGAACGCTGCCCCTTTTTACGACGTCTGCGGCGGGAAAGGACAACCCGCGCGTTACCCAGCTTGATTACGGGCAAATCCCCCCGGTTAACCCTGATTCTGGCCTGCGGATTTTTGACCGTGGCCCTTTTCAGCCTGGCCCTTTCCTTTACCAGTTTCCGGCGTACCTTTGTCTCACGGGCAACCTGTGACGCAGACTGCGATATCGCGGATGACGCAACGCGGTTAATGGCCATTGCGGCGGCACCAGGCACCGCCGTTTTGCTGATACGGCTGAGGTTTTCAACGGCCTGCTCAAGACCTTTTATGGCCATACATCCCCCTTTCAGCGGCGACGGTTAACGGCAGGCGGCACGCCACGCCCAAGCCAGAGATGACAGCTTCCGCCATCATCCGGCGAAATCCGGTCCACCCAGAAGTTTTCCTCGCCGATGGTCAGTGTGTCTCCACGCCGCAGCTGCCGCACATCATCAGTCCGGACAAACAGGGACGGGCTGGAGCCTTCAACGCGCACCCCCTGTCCGGCATAGCTGATATTTTCAGGGTCATCAAAAACACCACGTATCACAGCACCGGACAGCTCACCGGATGTCATGGTGGCTGACGTTCCCATGTACCCGCGTATCGTTTCATCGGCGCGGGCAATGGCAGCATCGAACAGGTTATCGGAATCAGCCACAGCGCCTCCCGTTATTGCATTCTGGCCAGGCCATGTTCTGTCATTTCGGCTGCCACACCGGCAGAGACACGAAACGCCGTTCCCGGCAGCACAAATGCCACAGGCTCATCCCGCGTGGCGTGAAGTGCATCAGTATGCAGCGTCACCAGTGCCACGACCGTGACCAGAGCAGCCGTATCAATCACGGTATCCGGCTGCGCTGATACCACCTCATTTTCATGTCCGGTCAGCGCATTTTCCGGGCTGACAGATGTGTCCTGACCGGCAGCGTCATCCGTGTCATCAAGCTCCTCTTCCAGCTCTGCCACACGGAGCACCAGTTCTTCTTTCGTCCCCGTCAGGCTGACATCACGGTTCAGTTGCTCACCCAGCACCTGAAGACGGGCAATCAGTTCATCTTTCGTCATGGACTCCTCCACAGAGAGAAAATGGCCCCGAAGGGCCATGATTACGCCAGTTGTACGGACACGAACGCATCAGGATCAGCCAGCAGCATCAGCGGTGCTGACTGAATCATGGTGAACTCACGCGCCGGATCGCCGGTGGTCACCCAGTTTTTCGGGTAGCGGGCAGAGGCGTTAATACCTTCGCGCTGTGCGTCCGCATCCTGAATGCAGCCATAGGTGCGCAGACCGCGTGCCTGAGTGTTCCCCAGCACCATCGTGTTGTCCGGCAGGAAGTTCTTTTTGACGTCGTTTTCCACGTACTGTCCGGAATACACGACGATCGCCGTATCGCCATACATCCCCTTATAGGACACCGCTTCGCCCAGGTCTTTTACCGCTGTCTCCAGCTCGGAATGAGAGCCGCGACGGGTATCCAGCTTCTCCTTGACGGCTTTGAAGGAACGGAACAGCGCCCAGCCTTTCGGATCAAACACGATGATATTCACCACGCCGCTGGCGTTCAGCGCATAGGCTTCGATATCGTCGGTCGGGTCATACGTGGACTTGTCACGCTTGCTCCACTCCGTACCACCGGACTGTGTGATGTTGTTCGCCGCACTGCGGCCCATATCCACCTCAACCGGATCGAAGGCTTCACCGGTCATGGTGTATTTGCCCTTAAGCACAGCAGAAACTGCCTGCATCTCTTCGACCTGAGCAATGGCCAGCTCTTCGTCTCGCATGTTCTGCATGATGATGCGACGGCGGCGGTAAGCCGGGTCCGCCAGATTCTGCGGATCTTCATCCGGCAGGCGACGCAGGGTCATCTGCGGATTCACCTCATGCTTGGGTTTGACATATCCCGGCGTAAATTCAGAGGTGGAGCCGCCACGGGAACGGATAACCTCACCGGAAACAATCGGCGAAACGTACAGCGCCATGTTTACCAGTCCCGGAATTTGTGAGAGATAGACTTTCTCCGTGGTGAAGGGATAGCTCTCACGGAAAAAGAGACGCAGAAACAGCGGATCAAACTTAAATTTCTGCTCATTTGCCGCCAGCAGCTGGGCGGTTGTGTACATCGACATAAAAAAATCCCGTAAAAAAAGCCGCACAGGCGGCCTTTAGTGATGAAGGGTAAGGTTAAACGATGCTGATTGCCGTTCCGGCAAACGCGGTCCGTTTTTTCGTCTCGTCGCTGGCAGCCTCCGGCCAGAGCACATCCTCATAACGGAACGTGCCGGACTTATAGAACGTCAGCGTGGTGCTGGTCTGGTCAGCATCAACCGCCAGAATGCCAACGGCAGTACCGTCGGTGGTGCCATCCCACGCAACCAGCTTACGGGTGGAGGTGTCCAGCATCAGCGGGGTCATTGCAGGCGCTTTCGCACTCAATCCGCCGGGCGCGGTTGCCGTATGTGCCGGGTCACTGTTGCCCAGCGGCTGGTAATGGGTAAAGGTTTCTTTGCTCGTCATAAACATCCCCTACACTGGTGTGTTCAGCAAATCGTTAACGGCATCAGATGCCGGGTTACCTGCAGCCAGTGGTGCCGGTGCCCCCTGCATCAGACGATCCAGCGCAGTGTCACTGCGCGCCTGTGCACTCTGTGGTGCAGCTGCCAGAATGCGGCGGGCCGTTTCCACGGTCATACCGGGGGTTTCGGCCAGCACACGTGCCTGTTCTTCGCGTCCGTGAGCTTCCTCACAGTTGAGGATCCCCATAATGCGGCTGTTTTCTGCCGCAACCGCAGCGGTGATCTGCGCGTTCACGTCCGGCTGCGCCGCGCTGGCGTTTTCGCCCTCCGTCGCTTGCACCACGTCAGTAACGTCAGCCTGCGAAGCAGTGGCTGAAACAGTTGTTGATTGAGTCTCTTTGGTCATTCGCCCTCCTGAGAGACGGGATTTACGTGCATCCAGTGCATCACGCATAACGGTGATCGCATCGGTGCTGTTGACAAGTTCATCAGCCAGTCCGGCATCAATGGCCTCCTGACCGCTGTACACTGCAGCCTCGGTATCCAGCACAGCCTGCACGGACAGGCCGGTATATGCCGACACCTTCTGCGCAAACATCCGGCGGGTTGCATCCATCCGGGACTGCAGTGTCTCCCGGACATCACCCGGTAGATGGCTGTAGGGGTTGCCATCCACCTTATGGCTGCCGCTGTAAATCAGCGTGATTTCCACGCCCTGTTTCTCCAGCGCAGCGCCGTAATTACTGTGAGCCATCATGACGCCGATGGAGCCTGTCCGGGCGGTCTGCGTGACCAGACGCCGGGAGGCGGCGCTGGCAAGCAGCTGACCTGCACTGCAGTTCATGTCGTTGGCCAGCGCCCATACCGGCTTTATGTCACGCACACGGGCGATGATGTCAGCACAGTCAAATGCTCCCGCCACCATCCCGCCCGGTGTGTCCATATCGAGCAGAATGCCGTCCACCATCGGATCGCTGGCAGCCTGTTGCAGACGGGCGATAATGCCGTTGTAACCGGTCATTCCCGAATACGGCTGCAGCGCCCGCGTCCGGCTGACCAGCGTACCGGACACCGGCAGCACGGCGATGCCGTTCATGACCTGATAACTGCGGGCCTGTCGTGGTCCGTCATCATCACCGGATAACGCCAGCGCCGCGGGTGCCTCTCCGGCAGTCAGGCTGTCGCCGGATACTGCATCCGTCAGGCGACTGATCCCAAGCTGGCCTGCAAGCGCACAAAAGAAAACCCGCGCATAGGCGGGTTCAAGCATCAGCGGCTCATTAAAAGCCATGCTGGCAATATGCGGGAGATTACGCAGCTCTGCTGTCACTCTTCTCCTCCTCTGTTGATTGTCGCAGTCCGGATTCAAATGCCGCAGCCGCCCAGGCGGGCGGTTTAAGACCGGCTGCACGGCGCTCCATCGTTTCACGGACCTGCTGGGCAAAAATTTCCTGATAGTCGTCACCGCGTTTTGCGCACTCTTTCTCGTAGGTACTCAGTCCGGCTTCTATCAGCATCACCGCTTCCTGTACTTCTTTCAGACCATCGATGGCCATACGACCGGAGCCTATCCAGTCACAGTTCCCCCAGGCGCTGCGGGCTTCCTGAAAGCTGAAACGCGCTTTTGAAGGTAACGTCACCACGCGGCGAACGATGGCCTCTTCCAGCCAGCACAGAAACATCTGGCTCGCCTGACGGGATGCGACGAATTTTCGCCGCCCCATAAAGTACGCCCACGACTCGTTCGCACTGGCCCGTGCCGTGGAGTAGCTCATCTGGGCGTAATTCCGGGAAAGCTGCTCATACGAGACACCCAGCCCGGCAGCGATATACCGCAACAGTGACTGTTCAAACACGGAGTAGCCGTTATCCGTGTCCTGAGCCGTCTGCAGGTTCAGTGAGTCCCCCGGCATCAGGTGCGGCACTTTTGCGCCTCCCAGACGGACCGGTGCTGCGGCGTAATACGCGGCAATTTCACCAATCCAGCCGGTCAGCCTTTCCCGCTGCTCCTGACTGTTCGCGCCCAGAATAAAATCCATCGCTGACTGCGTATCCAGCTCACTCTCAATGGTGGCGGCATACATCGCCTTCACAATGGCGCTCTGCAGCTGCGTGTTCTGCAGCGTGTCGAGCATCTTCATCTGCTCCATCACGCTGTAAAACACATTTGCACCGCGGGTCTGCCCGTCCTCCACGGGTTCAAAAACGTGAATGAACGAGGCACGCCCGCCGGGTAACTCACGGGGTATCCATGTCCATTTCTGCGGCATCCAGCCAGGATACCCGTCCTCGCTGACGTAATATCCCAGCGCCGCACCGCTGTCATTAATCTGCACACCGGCACGGCAGTTCCGGCTGTCGCCGGTATTGTTCGGGTTGCTGATGCGCTTCGGGCTGACCATCCGGAACTGTGTCCGGAAAAGCCGCGACGAACTGGTATCCCAGGTGGCCTGAACGAACAGTTCACCGTTAAAGGCGTGCATGGCCACACCTTCCCGAATCATCATGGTAAACGTGCGTTTTCGCTCAACGTCAATGCAGCAGCAGTCATCCTCGGCAAACTCTTTCCATGCCGCTTCAACCTCGCGGGAAAAGGCACGGGCTTCTTCCTCCCCGATGCCCAGATAGCGCCAGCTTGGGCGATGACTGAGCCGGAAAAAAGACCCGACGATATGATCCTGATGCAGCTGGATGGCGTTGGCGGCATAGCCGTTATTGCGTACCAGATCGTCCGCGCGGGCATTGCCACGGGTAAAGTTGGGCAACAGGGCTGCATCCACACTTTCACCCGGTGGGTTCCACGCCCGCAACTGCCCACCAAATCCGCTGCCACCGCCGTGATAACCGGCATATTCACGCAGCGATGTCATGCCGTCCGGCCCCAGAAGGGTGGGAATGGAGGACGTTTTCATACATAAAATCCTGCAGGTCCCCTGCGTCGCTGTGTCATGCCGGTCTGCACTTCCAGCTCCGCAATGTATTTTTTCAGGTCAGACACGGAAGTGGCCGTAAACTCCACTCGCCGTCCGTCTTTCTGTACCGTTGCCACCCGTTTTCCTGTCATCAGGTCATGCAGTGCCGCACGGGCAGCGGCAAGTTCTTCCTGTCGCGTCATTCATCCTCTCCGGATAAGGCACGGGCGTAATCTGCCAGTGTTTTCTTGTTGGTTGCTGCACCATCCTCTTCCTGCAGGCTCGCCAGCAGTGCACTGAGATCCAGCTGCCAGCGGGAAATACTGATGCGCAGCGCCGCCAGCGCATAAACGAAGCAGTCGAGCGCCTCATTGCGTCGCTTTTTGCTGTCCCACAGTATTTTTTTCCTGCCATCCACCCATTTTTCGACCTGCTCTTCAGCAGTCAGCTGCTGCGCTTCGGTCAGATCAAAAATATCCGGGTTATTCGGGAAGTGAACGGCACCGGGAAGCGGTTCATCCCCTTCCGGCGTCAGTGTGAAGCGGTTATAAATCTGCTCTTTCGCGGTATCCGTACCGATTTCGGTAAGGTAAACCCCGTTTTTGTTTCGCTTACGTGGCATGCTGGCCACTGGCTTTCCGTAGACGGATGCCCCTTTAATGGGGATCACCCGGAACAGCCCATGCTTTTTCGAGCGTTCATACACAATGGTCGGGTCAATCCCGCCAGTATCCCAGCAGATACGGGATACCGACATTTCTGCACCATTCCGGCGGGTATAGGTTTTATTGATGGCCTCATCCACACGCAGCAGCGTCTGTTCATCGTCGTGGCGGCCCATAATAATCTGCCGGTCAATCAGCCAGCTTTCCTCACCCGGCCCCCATCCCCATACGCGCATTTCGTAGCGGTCCAGCTGGGAGTCGATACCGGCGGTCAGGTAAGCCACACGGTCAGGAACGGGCGCTGAATAATGCTCTCTCCGCTCTGCCATCACTTCAGCATCCGGACGTTCGCCGATTTTCGCTTCCCACGTCTCACCGAGCGTGGTGTTCACGAAGGTTTTACGTTTTCCCGTATCCCCTTTCGTTTTCATCCAGTCTTTGACAATCTGCACCCAGGTGGTGAACGGGCTGTACGCTGTCCAGATGTGAAAGGTCACACTGTCCGGCGGCTCAATCTCTTCACCGGATGACGAAAACCAGAGAATGCCATCACGGGTCCAGATCCCGGTCTTTTCGCAGATATAACGGGCATCAGTAAAGTCCAGCTCCTGCTGACGGATGACGCAGGCATTATGCTCGCAGAGATAAAACACGCTGGAGGGATCATCCGGCGTCCATTTGAGGCCAAACGGCGTCTCTTTATCGCCAAATTTAAGGTACTGCTCCTCCCCACAGTGCGGGCAGGCAACATGAAAACGCATAAAATGCGGGGATTCACTGGCTGCACGCTCAATCTGGCAGGTGCCTCTCACTTTTGGCGTGGAGCCACGGATGGACTTTGGCCAGACCGAGCCTTCAATACGCTTATCGCCCAGGAACGTCGGAGAGCCTTCCTGTTCAATATCCTCATCAAAGGCAGCAAGTTCATCATAACCCGCCACATCCACTGACTTTTCACGGTAGTTTTTTGCCGCTTTACCGCCCAGGCACCAGAAGCCACGCCCATTGGTGAAACGCTTCATGGTGAGCGTGTTATCCCGGTGCTTTTTGCCATACCACGGGGCCAGCGCCAGCAGCGAAGGAATATCACGGATGGTCGGCTCAACGTGGGTTTTCATAAAGTTCTCGGCATCACCATCCGTCGGCAACCAGATAAGTGTGTTGCGCTGCTTATGCTCTATGAAGTAGGCATAAACACCCAACAGCATTTTGGAATAACCAACACGGGCAGACTTCACCACATTCACCTCGCGGATGTAGTCACTGCCCATCGCATTCATGATGGCCCGCTGAAAGGGCAGTGTTTCCCAGCGCCCTTCCTGGTATGCGGATTCTTTCGGGAGATAGTAATTGGCATCCGCCCATTCAACGGCGGTCTGTGGCTCCGGCCTGAACAGTGAGCGAAGCCCGGCGCGGACAAAATGCCGCAGCCTGTTAACCTGACTGTTCGATATATTCACTCAGCAACCCCGGTATCAGTTCATCCAGCGCGGCTGCTTTGTTCATGGCTTTGATGATATCCCGTTTCAGGAAATCAACATGTCGGTTTTCCAGTTCCGGAAAACGCCGCTGCACCGACAGGGGGATCCCGTCGAGAATACTGGCAATTTCACCTGCGATACGCGACAGCACGAAAGTACAGAATGCGGTTTCCACCACTTCAGCGGAGTCTCTGGCATTTTTCAGCTCCTGTGCGTCGGCCTGCGCACGCGTAAGTCGATGGCGTTCGTACTCAATAGTCCCTGGCTGGAGATCTGTCTCGCTGGCCTGCCGCAGTTCTTCAACTTCCCGGCGCAGCTTTTCGTTCTCAATTTCAGCATCCCTTTCGGCATACCATTTTATGACGGCGGCAGAGTCATAAAGCACCTCATTACCCTTGCCACCGCCTCGCAGAACGGGCATTCCCTGTTCCTGCCAGTTCTGAATGGTACGGATACTCGCACCGAAAATGTCAGCCAGCTGCTTTTTGTTGACTTCCATTGTTCATTCCACGGACAAAAACAGAGAAAGGAAACGACAGAGGCCAAAAAGCTCGCTTTCAGCACCTGTCGTTTCCTTTCTTTTCAGAGGGTATTTTAAATAAAAACATTAAGTTATGACGAAGAAGAACGGAAACGCCTTAAACCGGAAAATTTTCATAAATAGCGAAAACCCGCGAGGTCGCCGCCCCGTAACCTGTCGGATCGCCGGAAAGGACCCGCAAAATGATAATAATTATCATCTACATGTCACAACGTGCATCTACGCCATCAAACCACGTCAAATAATCAATTATGACGCAGGTATCGTATTATTTGATCTGCATCAACTTAACGTAAAAACAACTTCAGACAATACAAATCAGCGACACTGAATACGGGGCAACCTCATGTCAACGAAGAACAGAACCCGCAGAACAACAACCCGCAACATCCGCTTTCCTAACCAAATGATTGAACAAATTAACATCGCTCTTGAGCAAAAAGGGTCCGGGAATTTCTCAGCCTGGGTCATTGAAGCCTGCCGTCGGAGACTAACGTCAGAAAAGAGAGCATATACATCAATCAAAAGTGATGAAGAATAAACATCCCGGTTTCTTCCACCATCGCACCGGAAAAGCGACTATGAGGGTAAACCTGCGTCCGTCATCGCAGTAAAACCCGGTGTGCATCGTTTTTGATTATTCCCGCACACTCACGCAGAAGGAATTCCCCGTCGGGCTACGGTCATGGTTAATGCGGGAATACGGCGACGATACAGCGCATGATGTGTCAGGCTTGAATACCTTTATCCGTTAAAAGGGATATCAGTTAAGTTATCCCGTGCAGGGTATAAGCCATTATCAAGCCCACCCGTAGATAGGCTTTGTAATGACATCTTCAATTAATCAGCAGTTCAGGCTGTGTCACCTGCAAGATGTATTCATGCTCGACAGCCAGGACACGCTTCTCTTTCTTCCGTTCGTTCATTAACCGACTGCCGATCGTACCTTTCAGCTTTGAGCGTGTTTCTTTGATGGCGTAGCGGTGCTGCATTTCTTCGCCAATTGCCATGCGGCGGCTCAGTTGCTCTGCCATCCAGTTGAATGCTGCGATATAGCTCTCCTTGATTGCCGCAGCAGCTTTCCCGGTGAACCCCATCACAACCATGATCCAGCCATCTTTCGTCAGGCTGTACATCGGGCGAACCTTGCCCTGCTCATCGATATAATCAGCCGACGAAAATTGCGTTGGCTAAACTCACGCGAGCAATCAGCCTTAACCTGCTCGATTTTCCTGAGAACATCACCGTGTCGCTTGCCGAAGTACTTGGCAATTTTTCTGGATGTGGTAACGACCTCTCCGTTTTTGGCTTGCACCATTTCTCGGAAGTCGAAGGCTGGAATAACTGAATGATTATTCATAGCGTCTTTACCTTTTAGAAAGTGAGCCTGTCTCACAGAAAAGCCGCCCGAGAGAGGTCGCCACCTATAACGGCATTTCTCAGGCTCGCTTACTGAAAGGCTCTCGTTAATATGCGCGTGAGATGCGCTGTGAAATTCAGATATAAAAAGCCCCGCGAATGCGAGGCTAAATCCTGGTATTTGTAATGAACTGGCTCTTATCTCAACGCAGCCCCTTACTGCGCGCCAGATGCTCAATATCAAGCATCAGCAATGAGATGTTTAATCTGGATTTACTCCAGAAGTGATCACCACCCTGTCTACAGAGCCAGATGTGAAGGATGATGAGTAAAATTATCGCTATCATCGAAGGCATTGCGTCCTGATGTATTCCTGAAGCGTTCTCAGTGCTGTCTGGTCTCTGATGATTCCGTCCCGGATACCGAGAACGTTTCGTCCAGCAATTGGAGAGAGTTCGACGGTGGCATCATTGCCCATGCCGGAGGCGCTGGAGGTTTCGGCTGAGGATGGCACAGAGCATTTTCCTTTGACGAGCACCCGACCACCATTATCAAGCTTGCGCCGAAGAGCATCATTTTCAGCTTTCGCATCAGCCAACTCCTTCGTGTATTTAGCATCGAGTACATCAGCAGCACGCTGGCGTTGCTGCATGTCAGTAATGGTGGCGGTCGCCTGCTTCAGCTCACTGACTTTTTTATCACGCTGTTCTTTGTAGGCGATGGCGTTATCACGGTAATGATTGACCGCCCACGACAGGCAGACGATGATGCAGATAACCAGAGCATAAATAATCGCGGCGACTCTGCTCACTGATCTATCCCCCAACAGGCTAATGCGCTTTCCTGGTCACGACGAATAACCTGTCCATAGCAGTTATTTGAACGTATGCGGCAATCGCGCCCACCATCTTTTATCCACCAGCGAATCGCCTCGCATGCACCTTTACGATCACCAGCATTCAGCCGCTTATAAAACGTCGACGGAAAACACTTACCGGGGCCAATGTTATAGGGACAAAATGACGCGATACCCGCTTTTTGTGGCTCGGTCAGTGGTACTTTAATATTGCGCTCCACCCATGCCAGCGCCTTATCACGCTCAATGGCGTTGACCTGGTCGCATTTTTCCTTCGACAGTTTCATACCGGGAAAAACGGGTTTTCCATCCACCATCGTGGCACCCCGACAGATGGTCCAGATGCCGGACCCATCGCGGTATGCCGTTGTGTGGTTACCTTCTTTTTCATCCAGAAACTGGTCGAGAATATCAGGCGCGGGCGCACCGACGGCAATCAGTGCCAGAACGGCAGCCGACAGGCCGTATCTGATTTTTGCGTTCATGGATATTTATCAGGATTTATCGGTTTCTGCCCACGGACAGGTTTATCTGTTCCGGTCAGTGACTTAAGGTTGTGATTCCGGAGGAGTCTTCAGAGAACCAGTAATTCTTCCTGGTAGCTTTCCTTTGTAGGTTATCCAAACATTCTGCGCATCTAAAATTACGGGGCGCTTTTCCGGCGACTGCTCATCCCCTTCACATAACCCGGCAGCAACATCCAGGAAGACCTGTCTGATGCTCCTTCTGGCTGCTGCCTCATAAACCTCCAGCGCGGCACCTTCAACACGGTCCAGCGAGATGTCCAGGTCAAAAATTTCACCGTCAAAACGTTTTTTGTCCCGTAACGCTAAAGTTACCGTAACTTTATTCTCAAAATTGCGGATCCCTTTCACAATCAGTTCATAGTTTTGAGTCATTGAATTACTCTCCCCGTGCAGCCTTACGCTTGTCTTCTTTAATCTTGAAATAAAGGTTTGTCAGATACGTCAGCAAGCCAAATACCAGACTACCCAGCACACCTATTGCCGCCCACTGTGAGGGCGTGACTTTATCGAGCAACTGTAAAAACCAGTACCCGGCACTACCTGCTGAGGTGCCATAGGCAACACCCGTTGTTAACTTATCCATGGATTTCATAACCCCACCTCGCAGATGCGGGTGCTGTGTAATGGAAATAAAAAGGCCACCTGACGTGGCCACCAGATTATTTCCCCACCAGCTCGTTTATCTCTTTCACTGTCTGATTAAACCGCTCTGACTCAAGCTCAACACCTAAGGCCCGACGCCCCAGCGCCATTGCTGCTTTTATTGTGGAACCGGATCCCATAAAAAAATCAGCAACCAGATCACCTGGTCGACTACTGGCATTGATTATTTGCCTGAGCATATCCGCCGGTTTCTCACACGGATGTTTCCCCGGGTAGAACTGAACGGGTTTATGCATCCAGACATCGGTATAAGGCACGGAGACTGATACGGAGAAATAGCGCCGGAGAGATTTAAACTCATCCAGCAATTCAGAATATTTACGATTCAGTGAATCATAAGATGCCACCAGCTGGTGGTGTGGTTGTTCCAGTTGTTGTTCCTGAAACTTCTCTGCCGCTATACGGGAAAACAGTGCCTGTAACTTCCGATAGTCAGCCTCATTCGGCAACTGCCACTGACTGGCACCAAACCAGTGGGAAACCATATTTTTCTTACCTGTGGCTTCGGCAATTTGTTTTGCCGTTATACCCAGTTCGGCACGAGCATCCCTGAAATACGATATCAGCGGTGCCATTATGTGCTGTTTGAGTTCCCTTTCTTTTGCTGCATAGCCGTCACTTTTGCCGCGATATGGCCCCTGGTAATGTTCAGCAAACAGAACGCGCTCTGTGGCAGGAAAATATGCGCGCAGACTTTCTTTATTACACCCATTCCAACGTCCAGACGGCTTCGCCCAGATGATATGGTTAAGCACGTTGAAACGTTCACGCATCATGATCTCAATATCAGATGCCAGGCGATGCCCACAGAACAGGTAAAGGCTTCCGGCAGGTTTTAACACCCGCCAGAACTGGGCCAGACAGTGGTCCAGCCACTTAAGGTAATCTTCGTCCCCTTTCCACTGATTGTCCCAGCCGTTGGGTTTCACCTTGAAGTACGGCGGATCGGTAACAATCAGGTCAATGGAATCATCAGGCAGGGACTGAATAAAATGCAGGCAATCAGCGTTGATTAAATCAACACTGTTTATTTTTACAGTATTTTTCATGGATCAGTAAGCGTAACTCTGGTAGGCTCACTCTGCTTTTGCGCTAAAGCAGTGGGCCGTGGTTCGCTTGTGACCAGTAAGCATGAGCGAATGGCTGGCAGGTGCTACCAACACCCACCAGCCGCCCATTTTCACAGCAGGAAACCGCCATTACTGGCAGCGTCTGAATTTATTCCCGTACCCGCCGTTATCCTTCGCCAGCCCCGCCAGAACTAACTGAGTCAGTATTAACTGGCACCGGGCTTCGCTTACTCCGGTAGTTCTCGTCATCATGCGTGGCGTTACCCACTTGTCAGCAGGTAAGAAATGAAGGACTGCGGCGGCGGTTTCTGTCATATCTTGCTGTTTTAGCATGTCTTTTTCCCTTCTGGTTAACATGACATACCAATAACTCTTGTCTAAAAAGCCAGCAAGATAAAAAGTCAGTATTCACGACCACCAGCGTGTTTACTGTATTGCACCAAGTTTACAGGTACAAAAAAACCCGCTCTGTGGCGGGTTCTTAAATCTTATCAACGGTAGACATACAAAGCCCATCGTTGTGAAAATCTTATCCATATTTTTTGAAAAACGCAAGCATCATGTCGTCATCTTCGGCGAAAACCATTTATCTTGTCACCTTTCTCAATTGTATCTCTGCATATGCTTCTTCCTGCCAGCACTTTGTAACCAGTTTATCAATGACATCTGCATATCCTTTGTACCACTGATAATCCGTCAGGTCTGGTACCAGCTTCTGGACATGAAGCCGCGCCAGTGTGGTTGGTAAACGGCTAAACCGGTTTCCATTGCAACGCCCACAAACCTTATAAACAGGCGTGCCATGAAGCCGGGTTCTTTTTTCATCCAGGACAATACCTTTACCCTTACACCCTCTGCACGCTGTGCTGACTTCTCCCTTACCATGACAATGCTGACACAGTTCCTTCACCCACTCTTCCTTGATAACAGATTCCCCGCTTCTGGAGTGTTTCACCACTTCGCGCAATACATTATGAAATCCAGTACCAGCACAATGCTCACAGCGAGCCTTACTTGCCGCAGACCTGGAATAATCAGCAAAGGCAAAATTCACAAGGTAAGGGATGATCTGTAACCGGGTTTCTTCACTCAATTTGTTCAATGTCGGGTTATCCAGTGCCATCGCGTAATTGAGCAGACCTTCAATCGCAAACTGAGGATCCTGAACACCAACTTTTGCCAGGAATAAGGCAAACCCAAGCGGTGCTTTCGACTGCACCATCCCCTGCGCAGCCATTACATCCGTAATTGTTAAACCACCCGAGCCTGTCGCCGGTGCGTCATCGCTCAATTTTGGAGATTTTGGGGAGTAATATTTCGGTAAGGCTTCAAGGTTCATGCTCGTTCTCCACTTACGCCAGTACGCCTATTGCCAGCGCACGATCGATAAAACGAAATATCAGCTCCAGCTGGGAGCCATACTTCTCTTCAAATGCCACGGTATCCGCATGCAGCTCGTCGTGATGCTTTCTGCACAAAGGCAACACAAAGAGGTCATGCGCTTTTGTACCCATTCCCCCCTGACCGTGGCCTATCAGGTGGTGGGGATCATCAGCAGGCTTTCCACAACATGCACACGGCTGTGTCTTAACCCAGCGCGTGTACTTTTCATTAACCCAGCGGCGACGTTTTGGGCGTAACATAAAAGACTCCGGCGACTCCGGATCCACTTTCAGCGCCAGCACCTTTTTCGCCTTATCCTGGATGATGCTGGTGGCAGGAACCGAAGGCACAAGGTCACTTTCCCGGGTGACAGACGGCACAACAGGCTTCGGTAATCTCAGTGCCTTACGGGCTGCACTTTCCGGTAAGGCATCCGCCAGGTCATTACGAATCAGCCACCAGCACAGTTCCGGCATTGTCACAACGTGACTGTCATCAAAACCGAGATCCCGACGCACAACAGACAACACCCAGCGGGCACAGTTATCCGTTGCCATTGATTCCAGCCGTTCCGTGAACTGATCGCGCAGCTGGTTATCGCAGTGCCAGCACAGACGGATTGCGCCCGGCGCGTGTCGCATTGTTGTCATGTTCTCGCTGTGCCAGTCGGAATGAGGCCACTGGCAGCCTTTTTCACGAAGTAACCAGCT